TTTGCAGCAACGAGTATTACAAATACAAATTTTTTCATGTCTACACGTAACTCAGAGGGTAGCAGTAGGGTTATAGCTTGTAACTGGCTGGCTATCGGCCAATAGCAAACCAAATGAAACTACCAAACCATGGATCACCGCCATAATCTTGTTTGTATACGTTGAATTTGGATGTGGTCCAATTACGTGGCTGTACCTCCGAATCGTATTTTGTCGGATTATTAGTATCGGTGTTTCTTAGTCCGCAAAATAGGGAAAAACAAGCAGAATTAAAATTCACAGGAAATGCGTACCAACCGCTTTCCCCCTCGCTTCCGTTGTTACCAGCGCTATTAATTCCCCACTGTGGTTATATACCAATTGCTAACCATTGTACTGGACCTAATTGAGCAATATCAGGCCTATTGCTTTGATAATTCATTGTGGTGATGGTAGTTGTCGTTATATGGCAAGATGCATTACACTAAGAACTGTCAGCGGAAACAACAGCAGTAAAAGCAACCTCAAAAGATATAGGTAAACTCACTGTTTGAGCTCCACCGCCGACATTTTCTCCCCACTGTTCAAACGCCTATTGCTATCCAGCCACGTATATAGTGGAGTAGCCCGGCCGCTGCCTTAAACGACGTTAATCCAGCACTAACAATAATGGTATCCCTATCATATGAGTACTCGGATGATGCGGTTATGGTGCAAAAGGATGCGAACGGAATTGGGAAAAAGTTTTCACCGCTGATATATCCAGCTCCCCACTGTAGCTAACAGCCTATACCAACACATGAAACATAACTGCTCCCTATAAAGTTTGCTCCATATCCGCAAATGAATTTTTGCATATCTATTCCAACTAACCAAGGCACTGCTTCCTCTTTAGGTTCATAATATGTCTTGGTTGCCATCGTTATATAATGGGATGTAAAAGGAATTGACCAGTAACGATAATCTGTTGGATTTTGTGACTCAACATAATATCCCCACTGTTTACCGTCCTACAGCGAACAACCTTGACGTCTGCGTTCCGTTCCAGCGATCATCATTATACCCATTACAAAGTCTGTAATTAATATTAGTACTGCTTATGCCATAGACGAAAGTTTCACAGTTATCTGGTGAAATTACATTCGCATAATATAACTCACTGAACGCAATAGGATACGTTATAACACGATCATTACCAGAATTGGTATATTTTCCCCACTGTTCAATAGCCAAGTGAAATTGCAGTAGTGGTGGGCCTGATGTATGAAACGGGGCTATTATATCCAGCCGTAAAACTCCATCCAGTAAGGGTGTAATCGAAAGTAAAACCACAAAACTCTCTTGCCGGAAAGCCAGGGGCGCCAACAACTACTGCCGTATAAACACCATTGAATTTTAAAGCCCAAGCGCCTGAGCCGACAGTTGAATATCCCCACTGTTGCTATGCTACGCCAAAAGCACACCAGTATTTTCCACTGCCGCCACCAGATGCTCCAATATTCATACCTGATATAGAAACATTATAAACTGTATTTGCTTCACTCGGACTTCCATTGTGGCAAATACAAGAAATTGCTGTAAATACATTTGAAAATTTGAAGGGAAAAGTTATATATGGTCTACCTGTATTGTTAGTAAATCCCCACTGTTTTAACCAAAATAAAAATTGAATTGAAAGGAAGTAATAAAAATGCCGGCTAATATAGCAGACTGTAGAATTTTTTTGAAATTTGACGAAGCAGGGAATAGAATTGATACCCTGATAGAAGATCATAATCTTAAAATCACACCTAAAAAACCCATAATTGAGTATGAGCAGGGGGAAGAAATCTTTTTAACTATTCCTGCTCATGGAGATGTGAATGATAATGCGGAAGCCGTAAGTGTGCCTGAAACAAAAATACCTACAGGACAGTATAAACAAGTAGAAAAAGTTGTAGGTTATACAGATGAAATATTTGAGCCTTCAGTAGAAGGATTTACTGAAGTCAATTATGACCAATATCTAAAAATGTCTGGTAATGCTTCGGACGGCAAAGAATATCGATGGGATAATAATGCTGGAGAGCCAAAAGAATATGTTTATGTACCATCATTAGAAGAATTGAAGGAACAGAAACTACACGAAATAAAACTTGGCTATATTAAAGACTTATATTTACCTGTATGGGTGGAACAGACTGATGGTAAGGTTTATGGGTATGATACAGATAAAGATAGCCAGGTAGACTTCATGGCATCATATAACAGAGCTAAAATTACAGGCACTACTCGTTATAATGTCTATGTGAATAAAGATGATCTTAGCGAAAAAGTGTTTACAGTACATAACCAGGAAATGTTTGAAGCTGCATTATCTGAAGCTGGTATATATCAAGAAAGTGTCTATGCAAAATTGTATGAGTTGGAGGACCGTGTGGAAAATGCAAAAACAGAAGAAGATCTTGCCAAAATATCTTGGTAAAGTGGTTGAAAGCGCATGGATACTAGCTTTATGAGGTAATAATAAAATGAAAAAATATCATACCGAATTCAAACCGCCTGCGATCCTGAGAAACCAAGGGATACAGGCTTTTTTGTTGCGTAAATTCGTGCCGGGTTAATACCATAAAAGGTCGTCAAATAAGGTCTATAGCCTTTTTTAGCTCATGGAGGGATTTATGGGTATAAACTCTCTTAGTAACTCCTTGACTGGCATGTCCGAGAATACGTTTGATTGCAGTTTCGTTAGCGCCAGCATTATCTAGCATGGTAGCGCAGGTGTGGCGGCATTCATGCGGCGTGTGTTTGCATTTGCTGGCTACCATTACGGCGTCAAACCGTGCCCGGTACTGATGATAGGTGAGCAGACTGCCGTCGTCGTTGGTGATGAGGTGTTTGCCGGGCTGTTGCATCCAGAATTCGAAGAATGGCAGCGTCTTTTTGGATATAGGTACAGCACGGTTGCGACCAGCAGCAGTTTTTGATTCTCTAACTATAAAATACCTCTGTCGCAGTTTGACGTCTGTTTTAACGACAGATAGCAGTTCGGACGTACGAACACCAGCGTATATCATCATGAGCACCGTCATAGCCCATTTATCACCGAGTTTTTTTACTCTGTTTATCTGTCGAGTGTTAAAAGGTGTTTTAGGGTATTTAACCATGTGCTGATCAATGTCTATGTATTGGCTAATGTTGGCGGCAGGGTCAATAATTTCATATTTTACGGCATATGTGTACATATGATGTAATACCTGTCTAACCTTCTTTTGCATAGCGTAGTGGGCACCGGCATCACGTGTATCGCGAATAACAGCCTGCAGGTCACCGATTTTTAGTTCGGCGAACTTCTTGCCGTATAATCTATGGCAGTGTTTGTAGGCCGAAAGGTAATTGACTTGCGTAGTTTTTGCCAGTTTAGGAAATCGCTCGGCCCGCATAAGTTCAAAGACTTCGGAAAATGTGATTAGCGTTGGTGCAAAAAGGGAAGGATTTTTGTGGTACTCGGCCAAAAGTGCCAAACCTTCAATTTCGGTAGCAGTGTCACCGATTGATTTTTGGCGACCGTTAATAGTGACTTTTACGGACCAGGGGCGACGGCGGTTACCGTCAGTGCGTAGCACAACACTACCAAAGCCATTTGGTAGCTTCATACGTTTTCTTTTTTTAGTATTCAAAATATCACTCTCCTTATGGAGATTATAGCAGGAGGTAAAATGCAGGAGTTTATAAACAGCTATTGGCAGCCGGCTTTATATACGCTGTTGGTTTTTATCGTTGCCAGATTAAGTAATAAGCTTTGGGTAGCAGTGGCGACAATGGTGATAAAACAAAACTTGTACGAAAAGGCTCTTTTGGCCATATTGTACGATCGCTTGTTTCAACTTTGCCAGAATTACATTGCTGCTAAAAGAATTAGTACCGAGGAGTTAAAAAATCTGGAACATCTATACGAAAATTACCACCGTTTGGGTGGCAACGGTACCGGGACAGAATTGTACAATCGTTGTCGTGAGCTGCCATTAAAGGAGTGAAATCATGCTTGAAAAAATCAAAAAACTGATACAGTCAGGGCTTGATAAATTACCAAAGCTAAAAAGGACAAGCGGTAATTTATGGCTGACATATGCGGCGATAGGGTTATTGCTGGGGACTATTTTAATGTATATCGGGACTTGGGTATATTTTACTTTTTGGCTTTACAAGGCCGGCTTGGCAGAGTTAAGGGATATTATTGTGATATTAGTCGGTGCACCGTTTATAACAGCACTCAGTTTGTTGCGTAAGGGTACTGTGGATAAGGACGGTAACGGCATTGCCGACGAGGATGAAAATGAACAGGAGGCAGAGAATAATGGGAACAAAAAGAATCACTTTAGATGAGCTGCGGCAATTAGCAGCAAGGGCTAGAGGTAATATTGATAAGATCTATCTACATTGGTCAGCTGGTAATTATCATCAGTTTTTTAGTGACTATCACCTAAACATTGACAGCGACGGCGCTGTTATGGCGACAACCGATGATTTAACTGAATATAAGGCTCATACATGGCGGCGCAATTCTAGAGCTATTGGGATTGCTTTAGCGTGCTGTGTAGATGCTGTAGCCTATGCTGATGGTCGTGTCAACTTTGGAAATGTACCACCGACAGAGCTGCAGATAGATAGTATGGCAAAAGTTGTAGCTGTACTGTGTGAGGAACTTAGATTGGACATTAATGCCGGTACCGTAATGACACATGCAGAAGCAGCGGACTTAGACGATTATGGTCCAGCGACAACTTTTGAACGCTGGGACTTGTGGAAATTACCAGACATACCAGGTGACGGAAAATTAAAACCAGGCGGTGATGTTATTCGTGGTAAGGCGATCTGGTGGCATCATAATTGGTAAACTAACTATTTCCAAAATAGAAATAGTTGAAAGGAGGTTTGACCATGGAAAAGATTAAAGAGTATATCACTAGCAAACTTTTTTGGACTGGTATGATTATCGGTTTTACTTTAGGTGCATTGCATAATTATTTTGGACTGTAAATGCTCGTTTGAAATTCGCGCGAAACGAAGTGCTTTTACTTGACTGGTAAAAATAAAACGCTAGTCAAGTAACTTAAAATGGCTTAACCATGCGCTTTATCTAACTTGCTGGTAATTTGCTGTTTCTCGTTTTTTCTCGTGCGAAAGTAGAGGTGGTGTAATGTTAAATGATGAAAAACAGATCAAAGGTAGTAAGTATATTCTGGGTGCTTTTATTATCGTTGCAGTTTTTATTATTGCCTTCCATTTGCTCGGCCGAACAGGTATATCTGATAACGGAAACAGAACTAACAACACTGGAAAACAACTTCAGCAGCTTGGAACAAATCAACAAGAGCTCACTGGAGAAATCAGAGAAGCTGCAGCAGGAGCTGGAAATATCTCTAAACAAGCAGGAACAGTTAGAGAAGGAATGTTACAGATTAGAGAGCAAGCTACTGAGCTCACTGGAGAAATCAGAGAGGCAGGAAAAATCATTAAAGAAAGCAGAGAAATCCTTGCCACCATCCGCGCCAGGGGTCCTGCGGGAGATCGGAGCCAAGATTAATGTTGATCACTATGTTACAGGTATCAGCTATGGAGTGAGCCGCCGGATAGGTGGCAAATATATAGGATTTCGAGGCGAGTATGATTGGCAAGATAAAAAAACTGGCGTGTGGGTAACATATGCGTACTAAAAAAAGCCTGACTATTACTTAATGTAGTAGTCAGGCTTTATTTTTTTTGCTATTTTGCCTATAATAAAGCTTGTGTGTTAAGGAGGTTGTTGTATATGTATGTAATAATTAGAGGGCACTGTATTGAAGGAGAGAATTTAGAAGAAATGGCAGCTTGTTTGTTTAGGTGGATGCCGCCGTTAGTTCCGTGGTTCGCTGAATTGCAGGAGCGAGTAAAAGCAAAATCAGCGGAGTGTGGTAGTGACGGAGAGGCTTTTTTGTCTGTAGTAAAGTCTGATCCCGAACTGTTTCCGATAGAAATGCAAAGTAAAGATAGTCCATTTAGAGAAATTTAAGAAAACAAAAAGAGCAATCTTTTCAGATTGCTCTTTTTTCGTCGAGGTATCTACGACGTTTGCAAACAATGCCTGGCAGTGGCATGGAGGAGTTTGCGTATATATTCTATCATAATTTAGAATGAGTTTAAAATGAGTTTCATATTTTTCGGAAATATGAAAAATGTATAAAATAAATAATAAAATATGGACTGAATGGTATAAAAAAACACTTAGTAATAATGGAAGAAATGCAATCATTGAAGTTGTTCGTCTGTAATTGATATAGATTAAAATTTTTTTTAATATATAGCAGCATATGAACAGAAAAGTAAGGCGCTACCTT